GGCGTCTGTTGAAGAGATAAACTCATTGTTCCTAACCAGTTTCGCCCGTCGATCCTTATGCTAGTTACCTAGCGGGACTTGGGGTCATTACCTTGGTCGGTAGTGGATGAGAGCTCTTCGCAGATTTCTGGTGGCGTTTGGTTACGTGCATTGTGCGCGTAACATATGGTGGTACTCCACTGGGCGTTGAAAGCCCCACGAGGGATAATGCAATGGCTGGTCGGATACGTGAAACCTACCGCGGTGGGTTTGGAACAGAGAATGCTGCGCACGAATACTCGGAACCGGGTCATACACTGATCCATACCGATCTATCGTACACCGGCAAACTCTGGCACAAGCTCATCAAGGATCAGGTCACGCCCGACTTCCATTCCCTTTTGAAATGCGGTAAATTCCTTCCGCCTAATCCGGTGTACATCCTCGAAGAAGAGGAACTCCGGACTCCTGGAGATGCTGCAATCACGGGTCCAACAACCACGGTCGAAGGACCGTATTGGTTTTATAACCCGCCCAGCGTTTCTATCCCACCTGTTAACCCCTCATATCTTGACGAGGCGGTTCTAGCCGCGGCCGCTAATGCTGCGTCAGCTAGTTGGGACTACCTTACTTTCCTCGGAGAGTTAAAGGATAGTGTCAACATGCTGGCTGGTATTGCGCGGACGTTCAACACGCAAACGCGTGCGTTGGCTATTCAGGCTGCGAAGGACTGGCGAAAGAACCCCTGGAAGGAATTCCAGAATCTTTGGCTAGGATATCGCTACGGTGTCCGTCCGATGATCTATGACGCCCAGAACATTTTACAGGCGTTGCAGACCAAGGCCACGGAATTGGTCACTGGGAAAAGTAGGTATATTGAGCCGATTGCGTTGAACGGTAGTACTACGTTCGACATAGCGGGACGGTACGATTGCACCGTCATCGATACTATTGCAGGCTCCAGGCAGTATCGCGGTTGGGCAGCTGCAGATGTTGACGTTTTCCAAAACGCCCAATATCAGGCTGACCCACTCGTAACTCTGTGGGAGCTTACTAAGTACTCTTTTGTCGTTGACCGTTTTATTAACATCGGCAATTTAGTATCGACTCTCAGGCCGCAAATCACGGGCGGCTACCGGGGTGTGATGGGCAGTACCAAGCTCGAGTACACACACTCTCAGGTGATAAATATCATCCCGAAATCTCCATGGTCAGGAGACTGGGGAACTATCATCACCCAAAAGAAGGTACGTGAATACCAGCGTGATGCGCATGGCATCCCGCTTCCGCACTTCCACCCGCGCCTTGACATTCCTTTCATCATCGATCTTGCTGCCCTGTTTATCAGGGGGCGTGACGACGTTGGACGGATCTTGTCCCGAAGGAATCTCGTGTCAAAACGGGGTTTCGGACGGGGTAAGGGGTTTCGTAAATAAAACCCTTCACCTTTGGCAGTCCATCTACTAGGAAATACTGTGAATATCAACACAGGTGCCACCTTGACTGGTGGCGCAACAACCGTGCTGTCTCCTGCTGGGATTACTCCCGGTCGGAGCGTGTTCGTGGGGCCGAATCATTCGCGCCTCACACCCGAGACGGTGACTTTCACCGCCAGTACCACCCTACCGTCAAAAGCGAATGCGATTGGCAGTGGCCGCACCGGTCTGCGTATTGTAGTTGCAGATCAGAGCACGGAGGAAGGTTGTTGCACGACGGTACGCGACGAAGTCACGGTAGACATGATCATCAAGTCCACTCTAGCGAGTGGATCTGCTGCTCTGATCGACCGGGCCCTCGCGCTCCTGCGTGCCCTCGCTTACTCTTCGGCGCTTGAAACCGCCGTTGAGAACGAGGTCCTTCCGCAGTCGTAACTAGGCTGTGGTGGAGAAACAATACCGGGTTCTGGCCTGACGGCCGGTTCTTGTTGTTACATTACCTCCTTGGAGGATTAGATAATGTCATACGCCAGCGTGAAAACCTGGGACAACAGTTTTACTTCGCTAGCTCCTGACGGGGTCGCGGAGGCGTTCGCCACTGATCACATCGCCCCACTTTGTCCTTCCCTTTACGCTATAGCGATGCAAGCTTTGCTTGCGTTTCGTAGCGGGGATGCGAAGAAAGCAAAGCGGTTAACCGCGATATCTGGGCCTGAGTTCGGGTCCAGCCAAGAATATCACATCTGGGCTCAGTTTAAAGCCCTGTTCCTTAAGTCCCCCCTTGAGGGGGTGGAGCATAACAAACGATGTGAGAAAGCCGCCTTAGATGCTTTTCTGGCGGCCGAGACGGCCTGTAAAAGGGCCAACAAACGCTTAGCATTTTATGCGAAGCACCCTGATCGTGAGAACCCAGTATATCGGGTCGTTCTGACTAGGGCCAAGGCGTTGATCTCTGAAGTCCTCGGAAATTTCTCCGAGCGAACTCTCGAGCACATCCTGGATATGTCTCGTCCTGGCGGTGGAAATTGTATTGGCACGAGAGATCGTGCTTGTACCTCCTTACCGTGGAAACTGAGTCATAAGACGGACCTTTGCACTTTGGCGGCATCACTGCCTTATGCAAAGATGTTGGTCGAACTGGCTCCTCGTTGGCTTGCTCTGCATGCTGACGTCACATGGGAGTGCAAGGATCGGGTGTCTTACTCGATCACGTATACAGTCACGAACTATAACCGTGTGGCGTTTGTGCCGAAAGACGCAAGCGTTCACCGGGCGATTGCCACTGAGCCTCACTTGACCTCCTGTTTGCAACTAGGAACCTTCGAGTACATGCACCGACGGATGAAACCGTGGGGAATGGACTTGTCGTCCCAACTGCACAACCAACGTCTTGCCCTAAAGGGCTCGTTGGGATGGGAAGAAGCTGATCCAATTGTAACACTGGATTTGGCCCAAGCCTCCGACAGCAATGCTGTTGAGGTAGTTAAGCGCCTTGTTCGGTCTGACTGGTACGCTTGGCTCGGAGAAATCCGTAGTCCTTCGTATCGTTTGGCTGGGAAGGCTCCTGTTGATTACCAGAAATGGTCGTCGATGGGCAGTGGTATCACGTTTCCCCTTGAAACCCTCATTTTCTGGGGGATTGGGAAGGCGTGTGCCTCACTAACCGGGCATGACAGCCTTGTTAGCGTCTACGGCGACGATATTATTTGTCGTCGTGGCAACGCGGCTCTCTTCATTGAGGTTCTGAGGTACTGTGGCTTCAAGGTTAACACCGAGAAGTCCTTTCTCTTTGGTCCTTTTCGTGAGAGTTGTGGTGAGGATTGGTGGGCTGGTGACAGAGTAGTTCCAATTTATATACGGAACACACCGAAACTTAGACCGACCGACATATATCGGCTTATGAACACGCTTCCAAGCAAGTTCAAGACAGCCGGTGTTACGAGAAGTCTACTCCTTGGTCATGGTGATAGGCCCTTCCTAATGGGGTTTAAAACACGTGACTCGACCGCTTGTCTCTGGTCCTCTGATAAGACCGCCCTTAAAAAGGCCGGTATGATCAGGTGGGTCCCGGAAGTACAGGCATGGGAGCAACGTCATGCTACTTGGATCCCGAAAGTTCGGGATGTGGGTACACGCGTTGGGTATGCTGCAGCTTTACACGGGAATCGTGGAACCACAGACGATGCTCGATATGCAGCTAAAGCCAGCCTGCGTCGCGAGGGCAAGTGGAGCCTTCGAAAAGTTATAGCTGGG